CCCCATCCGCTGCGCGATGTTGATGAACGCCTGCCGTCCCGCGTTCAGCTTCCCCGTTGCTGCCGCTTGCGCTTGCGAAACGTTCCCGGTCGCGCGGAACACCTTCTCGTATGCGGCCGAGGCTTCATTCTGCGCGGCCTTCGCGATACCGAGTAGTGCGGTGCGGTTCGCGCGCCCCTTCTCGGTGTTGATGTCGAGCGTCCGACCGTTGTCCTTGACGGCCTTCGTGGCGTTCGCGATCGCCTCTTTGTGCGCGATCGCAGCCTCCTCTGCGTTCATCGTCGCGCCGTTGAGAATGTCGAGCATCTTCTTGTAGTCGCCCGTCACCTCGATGGCTTCTTCGATGGTGCCGTTGAGAATGAGCTGTCGCTGGTTGTACGCGTTGCTATCGGCCGTGACACCGCGAATCGCGCCGCCGCCTGCCTTCATCTGACCGAAGTAACCGCCGCCCGTCCTGCGTCCGGACTGCTGCGCTTCGTCGACGACGCCGACCCATTCCGCGAAGTCACGCAGAGCACCGTAGGTTCCGGTGACCGCGCGCACAGCGTTCGCGAATTGGAAGATCATGAAACCGACGATGTCAACGAGGTCTTTCAGTGCTTGCCCGCCGTCTTCACTGCCGGATGCAATGATTTCCAGCGCGGTTCCCGCGTAGTCTCCGAGGTCTCGCATCGCACTTGCCAGTGCGTCAACACCCGGCCCCGCATTGTCCAACGCGCGATCCCACGACTCCGCGAAGTTCTCCACTCCGTCGAGCATTCCGTCAACCAATGTGCGCGCGTGCGGCGCACTCTTCGTGAAGATGCTCGCGAGTCGGGGCTGCACCTTGTCGGCGCGCACTCCGATATCATCGATGACCTGCATCGTGACGGCACGGAACGGACGTGCTGCCGTAGTGAGGTTGTCACCGATGTCCGAACCTAGCTTCTTCGCTGCGACGCGGATAGCGGGATCGCGAAACGCGATGACCGAGCCACCGATCACACCGCCTGCACCGATGCCGCCGGCAACCGCGCCGGACATCGCAGCGGCCACAAGCGGACCAGCCGTTGTGGCAATGGCGATTCCGAGTCCCTGCTTTACCGGAGTTGGAATCGCGTCGATGGCCCCCTGGAGTCCGTGCTCGAAGAACTTCGAAGCGCGGCGAAGTCCTCCACCGATACCGAAGGCGAAGTTGTTACCGTACTTGTCGCCTTCTGCTCTACTCTTCGAGACGGAGGTATGAACCGCGATACCATCGCTGATGAAGCGCCCGTCGGGGCCGCGTAGCCGCTCGCCCGCAGACCGAGCGAACCGCGAGCCGTACGCACTTCCGCTGTCCGAGCCTGCGGACTCCGCATCGCGCCGCATTCCGGCGCGGTCTACCTTGCCTTCGATTTCGACGAAGGCCCGCGCGATACGGAAGCCTCCCGCAGGACTCGTCATTCTTCGACCACCGTCCGCTTGTAGTTGATGTTCGCTCCACCGATGCCAGAGGCGAGCATGTCCGGAGTGAGCGCGGTTCCGATTTCCGCCGTCTCCGTGTCACGCTTCCGGATTTCGCGAGTGAGGACACCACGGACCGCGCCGGGGTAGTGCGGGAGGCGTTGCGCGAGAGAAAAAAAGCGCGGGCCGGACAGCGGTCCGAAATCGTCAACCTCGGGCTCGATGAACACGCCGTACACCGCGAGCATATCGGCGGCCACCTCCTCCATCAGTTGAGTGATCCAGAATATCTGCGCGACCCGCGCCTTCAGTTTCCCGACTCGTCGCCTTCCTCGGCACCTGTCGCCATGTCTTCCGCCTGCCCCCAGAATAGATCGGCCAGGCGCGTCATGACCGACTTCGCTTCCTCATGCGTGAGTTGCGGCGACTCGTACAACGCGTTGACCGCATCCGCGCCCAACGCCTCGTTCGCCATGAATCCGGCAGCGGCGGCGTATCCTCGTGTTGCCATCATCGTCAGCGCCTTGATCGCCATTCCGGCCGGAATCCGCTTCGGCGCGGTGTACTCCTTCTCTTCGCCTTTCTCGTCCGTGATGTAGAAAACGGGAAAACGCTCGGTGTCAACCGCCGGTTTGCGCCTGTCGATCCGAATCGGCTCGAACTCTTTCATAGTTGCCTCTTCCTTATGTGGTTGCTGATTACGCCGGGACTGCGTCCTCCACGTCGTACGGCGCGTCGCCGTCCACGTAGAGCGCGAGCATGGACACGGACAGGCCTGCGGCGTCCGCCTTCGCGCCCATCAGGCCGACGCCTTCGGTGTTGACGGCGCGGCGTAGGATGACGCGACGGCGAAGGTTCACGCCACCCGGCGCGAGCCCGTCCGCGATCACCTTGTAGTTGCTCGGGATGGCGTTCGCGAGCGCGTCGGAACCGCGCGGGGTGAACGCGCCGGCTGCGACCGCCCCGGAGTTGAGGATGCGCGAGAGGTTCGCCAGCGTCGGTTCCGCGAGCGTGGCAGCAAGCCGAACCACCTCACTCGTCAGGCGCACGTCCGCAGGGCCGACCACCTGATCGACCTCCATGATCGTGTACGTCTGCTCGATAAGCAGGTTCACGCCTCCGCGAGTCGCGCCCATGTAGTCGAACGGCGCGGCCGGTGTGGTCGCGAGCGACACGGGGTTGTCCGGTTCGTCGTCCACTGCGGTCCACTTCGCAATGTAGAGCTTCATCGGCCCCTGCAAGAGGTTGAGCCGATTCAACGGTGCGGTCATGATGGTCCTTCCTTACGGGATGATGGGAACCCAGCTAAGCGCCAGATCGACGGAGAAGTGTGCGCGTGACGTGTCGGGCTCACGGATGAGCCGAACCTCACTGACGGGGTGCGAACCGCTCACCCGCGCGGAATAGTAGCTGCCGGGGGTTGGCGTAACTGCGATTTGCTCGAAGACGAAACACCGTTCGAGCATCCTCTCAATGAGACTCGCAGCCTTACCGTACGGCGGAGTGCTGGCGTTCGGCGTGTACCACCATCCTGAAATGTCGAAGACGGGATTGCGCTGCCCGGTATCGATGTCGATATCCCCGCCGACGGTTTCGACGGTGAAGAAGCCGCCCGCAGTATTCGGCAGGTTCGTTGCGGCCGGAGCGATGCCGAGCGCGTTCAGCCACGCGACGCAAACCAGCGGGCCGGTGGGAAGTTCGGGCATCACAGGCTCCGCTGCCGGTAGAGGGCGGGACGCGCGTACGGCTGAGCCTGCATCTTGTACGTGCCGTACTCCTGATGCAGGTGGTAGTCGATGCCGTAGGCGGGGTTACCGAAATAGACGCGACCAATGAGCCCGTACGTGCGCGGAGTGATGGTGCCCTGCAACGCGGCAGTCAGTACGGGAACGAAACGCCTCATATCCGAGGCAACGTCATCGGTGATGGAGGCAACCGAGCGGGAAGCGGCGTCGTCAATGGCGTCAAAGCCGTCTTCGTCGAAATCGACGGTAACCGTCGTCACGGTGCCTCCTTTCCGGGGTCACCTCGCGGTCGGCACTCCGTTTTCGGGAGTGGTGCGCCGGCCCGCGTCAATCTGCTGTGTGCGCGTCAACTCGCGTGTCGGCGGGAGTTGCGAGTCCCACCGATCGCGTAACCGAGTCGATGATGTAGACCTGTCCGGTGTTGTCGTCGCGAAGCCGCTGCGTTTCGTCCACTTGGACGTGCCGTGGGAGTCGGATCGCGTAGTACGTAATCACGTGCGCGGTCAGGTCGGATTCCGTGGTCGCAACCTGCCGTCGGGTCGAGATGTGCGCGGGAATGTGAACGTCCAGATCGGTCATCGTCTCCGGCGCGTCCGGTTCGACCACGTCCCCGTGCGCGTCGAACGCGGGCGTGGCGTCGCCGCCATCCACACCGAGGATGGTGACCGTGGTGTTCGGTGTCGCGATCACGGAATGGCGCCTTCGCCACCGAGCCACGACGGGTCGCTGCGCTCGTTCAGGAAGCTCGCGCGCATCAGTGCTGCGGAGCGCGGGGGCACGTACTCGGTGCGGGTGCCTACCCAGCTGAGGTTCATCACTTCGAGGCGCGCGAGCGGCGCGAGAAGCGCGTCAACACGGTCGCCGCGCTTGATGCTTTGCCCGTCACTCGAAGACTGCTCCGCGCTCTCGCGCTCCGCAATGACATCGGGGTGCCGGCCGAGCCACACCGCCTGCCACGCAACGGCTTTCGCAAGATGCTTGCGGTCCCGCGTCGTGATGGCGTCTTCGGGCATTTCTTCGTCCGCACCTGTGACGGTGTCGATGATGGACGAAGCGACGGCGATGGTCGTGGTCGGAACGTCAGCGACGCCCGTCCAGTTTTCGACCTGATCCGCAGTCGCCCATGCCATCGTTTCGTCCTTTCATCCAACGAGGCCCGGCGGCGGTGAGGAAGAGGCACTTACCGGCACCGCCGCCGGGGGCTTCGTTACGGCTTGCTGCCGGTCTTCTTCGTGGGCTGCGAGGTGTTTGCCTCCGGCTTACTTCCGTGCTGCGTTGCGGAGTCGGCGCTCACGTCCTCGGGCTCGCCGCGATTCGCGACCACGCCAGCATCACCGAGACCGCCGTACTCCACGTCCCGGCCGCCGCTCGTCTTGAAACCGCCGAGCCCGCGAACGGGCGTCGGGTCCGGCTGCGGCTCGCCGTACGTGCCGTCCGGCTGGATCGTGCCGGAACCAGTAAGCGCTTCGTTGTAAAAACTCTGGCCCTCATCGAGAACCTTCTCGCTGTCCTTCACGATGCTTCCTTTCGTGCGAGGTGAAGAGAGGGACGGGGCGCGCGACCACGGGGGAGGTTCGCGCGCCCCGAGTCGGTTACGAACCGGGCGTGATCTCCATGATTGCGACCGCCTGCGGAACGGTCACGACGAACGCGCGCCGCATCATCGCCTTCATAATCGCCTCGTCGGAGAGGAAGCCGATACCCTGTGCGGCGCGCTGCCACTGCACGCCCGGGTTGCCCGGCACCATGCCGGCCGAGGTGCGCGCGAGACCGCGCTTCAGCGCGTTGCGGTTGCCGATGATGATGAGCGGGTTGCCGGTCGGCGTGTCCGTCATCGTGGCGTGTGTCCGCGCGCCCGTGGTGAAGCGGAAGTCGGTGAGCCCGAAGAGGGACGCGCCGCCGCCGGCACGGTTCGACTCCCAGAAAAGCGGCTCGCTGTCCGCGTTGCGGACCTTCCGGAAGATGCGCTTCACCTGTGGCGACGCGATCAGGAACGTGTTCGCCTCATCGTAAAAGTCGGACTCCTCGTAGAGACCGATGAAGTCCGCGACGGCGTCGAGCCACGTGTTCGCCGGGGTCGGGTTACCGCCAGTCAGGCGCGGCACCTGGATGCGGTTCGCGTTCGCGGTGTAGGCGCCCCACGGCGTCGACTGCGCAGTAGCGACGGCGGCGTAGATGCTCTGGAACGGGATCGTCGTACCGTTCATCGCGCCCGTGGTGCCGATGGTGGCGTGGTCGAAGGTCTTCGCGAGCGAGCTGCCGGCCTGGCCCTCGTACCGGCGCATCGTGCCCTCGCCGGTGATGGTGTCGACCAGGTCCTCCTCGGCCACCTTCGCCGCGCCACCGATCTTGCGCGCGATGAGGTCGACCAGGTCCTGCGTGTTCTGCGAGAAGCCGTACTCCTGGCCCTTCGCCACCGACGCAACGGAGAAGCCGCCGAACCGGGCGACCTGCTTCGTGTCGCTGGTCATCGTCTCCGGCGGGGCGATGGCCTCCATGACGGAAACGGCCTTGACCTTCTCGATGACCTCCTGCGAGGTCTCGACGGGGATCAGGTTCTCAAGGTCCTGACGGTTGGTAGTCACGCCGTGGGGCTCCTCTCGTGCGGCGTGCGGGACAGGGGTTTATCCAGCTCGTCCGAGCGGAGCATCGGGCGGACCGTCCGGTCCTGCGCCTGCCTGCACAATAGCACCGCCCCGCCTGCTAGAACAGCAGGCGGGGCGGGACGGCGGATAGGTCGGCCGCACGACTCCGGAAGGCGTCCGGTTAGATGATACCGAATCGCACTTCAACGTCACAATGCCGTGGGGCGGTGGCGCGGATCGCGTCGACATTATCCTCCACGGTGCCGTGAAGGTCGGAGCGCCGAATCAACACTCGTCCGAAACAGCCGTTGAACGCCTTAAAAGATAAGACGTGAAGCGGCTCGAACTGGTTCAGCTCGTCCATGACGAAGGCGCGTTGCCGTTCTTCCACTTCCTCTTGAAAACCCTCACCGAGCATGAGCGGCATGATGCCGGGCGAGTCTTCGCGCAGGTCATCGAAGATGAGAAATCGATCCATTACCGCCCCCTGCGTAGGATGCGCCGGTATCGCGCCGCGTCGGGATCGGCCGGCGTGTCGTCATTCCCGCCACGGTCGCGCGTCTTCGTCTTCGGAACGCGCTTCGTGGCCGTGCCACCGCCGGCACCGAGAATCCGACGCAGCTCGTCGATACGGTCCTCGATCGCGTCTTCGTCCGCCCCGTCATCATCTACGTCGATGTCATCGAGACGCAGAATGTCGAGCACGGCCGCGCGCTCGTCCTTG